CAGTCCGCGCAGGATCTGACCAAACGTAAGTTCGGATCTTAAAGTTTCGACCTTGCTGATCTGCGAGGCAAAAGTGATACTGTGACTGTGCCCAGCAAAGATCGGTTGTTCACCAGCCGCGAAATTGGTGGCGTCAGTCGCACTCGACGGCAGCAAATTCGAGATGTAGAGCGTGAACCGGTCGATCATGCCGAGCCGTCCGTTGCGCAGAATCGAAACCGGATCGCCCGACAAGTATGCCTGACGCAGTTCCGACTGTTTGATCATGCGCCCGCATGCGGACGACATCACCACCCAGCGGCCCTGTTCCGGCACGTTCTGCTCGTCGAGGCACTGCCCCATGCGCAACAGCAAGTCGATCAGGTTGACCTGACCGGCCGTCGCGCCGGTACCGACCACCGTGACCGGCGTGCCCTTGATGCCAAGATTCAAGTTGCCCGCGATGACGCCTGCGGTGGCGCCTTTGTTCTTGGCGTTGGCCTGACCGACAATGCCACCAAGCACATCGCGATCGACCGAGATCTTGAGCTGCTGAGCGGCGTCGTCGCTCCACATCGACATGATGTTGAGATCGGACTGGACCTCCATCACGTCGTCGAGGATCACGCTGAAGTACAAGCCGTTGCCAATGTAGAGTTCGACCGAGCCACCGGACGGACGATCGAGCCCAAGCAAGCCGTCCGCAAGATACGGCCGGATCGTGATCGTGGGCTTGGTCCGGATCTTCACCCGGTCGCCCATATTTTGTATCTCTCCCTCATAGTCCGTGTTGCTGATCGCGCTCAACACGGTTGAGGCGTAAAATTTCTCGATCAACTTAGCCGACCAGATTTCGGGGATGAATCCTGTCGCTTGGAGGGTATTTGCAAGCGAGCCGACAGGCGTCAGGGGCGGCGTACTGCCAGAGGTGGCAACGCCGAATGCGGTGGTAGGAATAGCCATCGCGAACAGCTCCTAGGGATAGGGGCTGCCTACGTCATGCGTCAGGAGCCCCCGGTTTACCGGATGCGCCCCTCTCGCTGCGCCGCATAGATATCGGCCTCTGCCCGAGCCCAATCGGCCTCACGACCGACATAGGCCCCTCGGCGCTGAAGGCTATACAGCTCCGCGATCTGAGCGCGCGTATAGAGCGGCTTGTCCTGCGGCAACGAGGCATTGCCTCCAGTTGCCGGACGAGCACGTCCAGGGGACGCCAAAGAGGACAGCGGGATCGTCGGCTCCCTAGGGGCTTGTGCCTGCTGGGGCGACGGCGCCGACTCGATGTGGCCGGTGGCTGCTTCTTCTTTCTTAAAGCCGTTGAAGAACGAGATCACCCTAGGGGCATTGGCCAACTGGATGGCATCGTTCAACAAAGTCTGTCTAACACGTCCCGTGAAAGGGTCAATCCCCAACAGCCACTGGTGCCAACGCTGATTGCGATCGACCTCGCGCCAGTCCGGCACCGCCAGCTCGACCTGCTGATCCAGCACATGCCGCTGATTCACGGCCTGCAAACGCCGCAACTCCGCATTCTGTGCTTCCAACTCGGAAATACGCGGCTGCACGACCTGCAGGGCGGCCCGCTGCGCCACGTCCAGCAGCTCTCTGCCGTAATTTTGCTCGTCCTGCGCCGTCAAATACGCGGGCTGGGCCTCTTGCTGCGATGGCCTCGCCTGTTGGGGGACGCGCTGCTGTTGCTGGACGAACAGCAACTCGTTCCCCAGCTGCGTCAGCTGGTTCTGCAGCTCGCCCACCTCTTTGGTGTGACGGCCTTGCAGCGCTAGATGACGGCTCTTCCAGGTGTTGGAGTTGGGATCTTCCTCCGGGGCAGGAGTGGCAGATCGCTCCTGCTCCACGGGCGGTTGCGCCACAGGCGGCTGCGGAACAGGTACCGGAGCTTGCGCTGGACTTGCTGGCGCTGCAGTCGGCGCGGGCGCGGCTTGAGTGCTAGGGAGGGAATCCACTTTAACAGGCGCATTGCCCTCTCCAAGAAGCTGCTTGGTCTGCGCCGCCGTGAGAAGCGGAGTGTGCTCGATCGGCTCACCCGCGTAAACCACCCCGTCGCCGTAGCGCTTCTCGACCGCCGCCACCCGGTTACGCACTGCGAGCGGGATATCGTTGGGGTCGTAGGGCGCCTTGTCAGCGGCTTTTCCGTCAACAACGATGTCAACCATTATGGTCTACTCCTTCCGTCAGGAGGTCCAGAATGGCCAAGCACTGCTGCGCACGGCCTTGCGCCTGCTGTAAATTCTCAGTGGTCTGGACCAAATTTTCGTAGCTCTGCTGCGTGTAAGCCTCGAACGCAGTCTTGAAATCCTTGAATTGCTGCGGAGCCGCGTTGCGCAAAAACCGCACCCGCTGCGTCAGCTCTTTCGTCACGCTCATGCAGCGTCATCGGCGTCATTGTCGGGCATCGGCGGCATCATCGCCGTCGGCACACCGGGCGCTCCCGACGGCAATATCGATGCCGGTGCCGGTGCCGGTGACGGTCCCGCATCATCCATATCCGGTTCCGGCATCGGCTTGGGATAGCGGTTCATGGCGCTGCCGAGCGGGCTTCCTCGCGTCAAGCTACCGCCGAAGCCCCGTTGCTCGGTTGCACCCTTGCCGACATGAGTCGTGATGCCGCCTTTACCGATCGGCGTGAGATCCTTCTTGTACGGTCTAGAATGGCGAACCATCTGGTTTCAATCCTCCAAAACCAATGCCTGCACCCCGAATGCCCATGTCCGGCCCGCTGGAATACGGCGTGCTGCCCTTGCCATAAACTCGGGTCGATACCGGCTTGATGCGCGGCGGCGCGATCACTGCCTTGTTGGGATCGATCGGTTTAGGAGCACGCGGCAGCGGCGACGGTCGCATGACAGGTCCGCGTGCCATCAGCGGGCACCTGTCTGTCCGGCCGTTGCCGGTTGGCTCGGATTGAAGCCGAACATCTTGCCGGAACCGCCCGAAGCAAACTTCGCTCCCGGAGCCCCGGTAGGGTCCTTGCCGGTATTACCGGGCTTATCGGGACCGGCTGCCTGCTTGCCGAACATATGCCCGTCGCCGCCTTCGGCGAATTCGACGTTGTGCTGGCCTTCTTTTTTCGTCGTGTTGACGGAAAGCGTGTTGGGCGCAACCATGGCGCAGCCTCCTCACATTCGATTCAGTTCGTGAGGAAACGTAAAGGCGAATCCTTAAGAAAGTATTAACGTGGCAGGCGGAAACCACCCGATCCGCTGAAGCTCAACAACAGCCCGATCAGCACGATCACCCCGATCGCCACCAGCACAATGACAGCGATTTTGTGTAATGGTTCCGGCAGCGGAAGCTGCGTCAGCAGCCAATATAGAAAAATGGCCACGACCACAATAACCACGAGGTAGATCAGAATTTCGACCATGGCTATTTCTCCCAACTGATCCTGTCGATCATAGTCGGTCCCTTACGCCAACGCTCCCAAACATACCATGCAAACGGCATGGCGCTAGACGCTCTTGGTCCCTGCCATTCGACGCCATTCGTAACACGGTGCATCATGGGAAGCCTGTTCGAAAAAACATGAATCCGCGATAAATTACCGCCGTCCAAAATATCGGTGCGCCGTTGGCTCTCATAAAAATTGAAACGTAACAGCATGATCACCAACGGGCTTACCTCCAATGCATGCCGCACAAACTGCTCAGCAAATTGGTATGGCGGGTTTGTAAGCACGCATTCGCACCCTTTCGGAGCCTTTTTTGCAGTCAAAAAGTCTTTGACTTTGTGCCTCCATTTATAATCCACGATATCAGAGGCATAGACCTCGTGTTCGTATGCCCGGAAAACCCTGACGATCGCCCCAGGCCCGCATGCCGGTTCCCATATACGATGCGGCAATCTCTCGACCTTCCGAAGCGCCTCGACGGCGCAAACGGGGGTTTCGTACAAGTCTGCGGATCGTTCGGCATACGAATGCTGTCCAGCCTGGGCGGATTTATCGAGCATCCTACGGTTTCTCCGGCACGACACAACGCGCCAGCAGCGCCTGCACCTCCGACTGCGACGACATCAATAGTGCAAACTCCCGCGCCCGAAACTCCGAACTACGATAGGCAATAAAAAACTCCAACCCGACTTGCGCAAGAACGACCAGCACAAGGCCGAGCATGACCGGGTTGGCCTTGAAGGCATCAAACATGCTGCGCGTCGTCGCGCCAACCTCTTCTGTTATACCAGGAGCCATTTTATTTGCCCGGTTGCAGCGTGCAGCGCACCAACAACTCGGACATCAACTCCGAGCTACGATACGCAATGAAAAACTCCAGCCCGACCTGCGCGAGAACGACCAGCACCAACCCAAGCATGATCGGATTAGTCTTGAAGGCATCGAACATAGAGCGCGTAGTCGCGCCAACCTCTTCGACTGCACCGGGGGCCATGACGCCCTCCTTATCGGGCATTCAGCCGCTGTTCCCGCTCCTCGACCGCCGTCATCGACTGCTCGTACATATTACGCGCCTGCCGCGCTCCGCGCACGGCCCGCCTGGGCTGATCGGTACCGTCCTTGGCCCAACTGCGAAACAGGTCATGGACTTGATCCTGATACGCCATCGAAATCGCCGCCCGATCGAGATCGATAAACTGCCGTTCGTATTTGGACAGCGACACCGGCTGCAACGTCTGCGCCTCTACATCCCAGCGCCCGGACAAAAACCCGACCATGGCCACAATCAAAACCGCCAGCACCACAAACACAATGATCACTACCACCCGATACCCAAGACCCATATCTTCAAGATCTTTCACAACACGATCTTCCCATTCACCACAATACGAACCTTGCCCTCGGTCACGATATCCACCGACGGCGATGTCTCGTCCGGCGCCACGGGAGTGTCGATGTCTTTTTCCATGTACAACTGCACACGGTACAAAAGGTCCTCAACCGGCTCGCATAAAAAGACTTCTTTCCGGTTAATCGGTCCCCAGTGTTTACGGATTACCCGCAATCCCACGGCGGCGCTCATACAAGCAAACAGCGGGCAGTATTTCGCCAAAAACTGAAACGTCGCGCCAGGACCGGTGCCGAAGACCGCCAAATTGATCGCCGTCGG